GTGCGGCGGTGAGCTTGCTCAGGTCTGCGAGGTCTGCGGTGAAATCGACGGGGGTGCGCGCCATCGGTGGTGCCTCCGGGGTCGGCTGGTAAGGCCATCGGGAGGTACCGCCTCGCCGGAGTGATCACGGTGGGGCTGGGCGCTCAGGTCGGACCATACCACCGGGTCAGGGGGTGACGCGAAGAAATCCGCCCTCGAAGGTGAGCACCTCGGTGGTGGTGGTGATCTGGATGGTGACGTGGGAGGTGCGGGGCAGGACGGTGGCGGCGCCGGGTGACGGGAAGTCGGGTCCGGCGAAGTAGCCGATGACGCTGAGCTGGTCGGTGGCCAGGGTCAGGGCCACCCAGGGGCCGCCGTTCAGTGACGCCTGCGGCTGGTCGGTGGATCCGACGCCGGTGACGGGCCAGGAGACGTGCAGGCGGCAGGCCCGGCAGATGTCGACGACGCGCGGCATGCAGTCGGTCATGGCCCGCCTCCCTTGCTGGTCGCGTATGAGCCTCCCACGGTGACCGGGGTTCGTGGTCGTCCGACGGTGACCGGCGGTCCGTTGGGTTCGCCGACGGTGGGGCCGGTGGCGTGGGGTGGGCCGACGCTGATGATGGGGCCGACGAAGACGCGGGGGTCGCGGATGAACCCGCCCGCGGTGATCGTTGCGGTGACGGCGAGCCCGGCGGTGCTGGTGCCGCCGGTCAGCGCACCGGCGGCGACGATGCTCGCGGTGGTGGTGACGGCGGCGTCGGTGACCAGCCCGGTCAGCGCGCCGGTGGCGGTGACCTGTGCGGCGGCGGTGAGGGCGGCGTCCCCGGACAGTGCGCTGGAGCCGGTCGCGGTGACGGTCGCGGTGACCGGGCGCGCCGCGTCCCCGGACAGGCCGAGGGACGCGGTGGTGGCGAGCACGCCGGTGGCGGTGATGCTCGCCGTCCGGGCCAGGCCCAGGGAACCGGCGGCGCTGATCGTCGCGGTGCCGGTGACCGTGCCGGTGGCGTTGACCGCGCCGCCGCCGCCCGGGGTGACTGTGGCGGTCACCGTGAGGGACGCGCCGGACCCGGTGGTGGCGGTGTAGGCGGGGGTGATGGTGGCGGTGGCCGCGACGGACGCGCTGGCGGACAGGCCGCTGGTGACGGTGCCTGCCGCGGTGATGCTGGCGGTTGCGGTGCGTGTCGCGGATGCGGATGTCTGTCCGACGCCGGTGGCGGTGACGCTCGCGTTGCCGGTGAGGGACGCGCTGCCGGTGTAGTTGGCGGACCCGGCCGGGGTGATGGCCGCGGTGCCGGTCAGCGAGGCGGTGCCCGTGATGCCGACGGACCCCGCGGCGGTGATCGACGCCGCCGCACTGACGGTCGCGGTGGTGGACCGGACGGTACTGCCGACCGGGGTGACCGCGGCGGTTGCGGTGAGGGCGGCGGTGGTGCTGGCATTGGCCACCCCAGTGGGGGTGACAGTGGCGGTCGCAGTAAGCGCAGCGGTGGTGGAGGTGGCGACCTGCCCGGCAGCGCTGATCGTGGCGGTTGCGGTGAGGGACGCCGGGCCGCCCGCGACGGCGACACCCGCCGCGGTGACCGTGGCGGCGGCCGCGAGACTGCCGGTGCCGGACAGGCCGGTGCTGCCTGCCGGGGTGATGGTGGCGGTGGCGGTGGGGCTGGATGTGCCGGACCAGGTGACCGCGCCGACCGGGCTGACCGTGGCGGTTCCGGTCAGGCTGGCGGTCTGCGCGACCCCGGTCGCTCCGGCGGCCGTGATTGACGCTGTGCCGGTCAGGGAGGCGGTCTTGGCGACCCCGGTGGCACCGGTCGGGCTGACCGTGGCGGTTTCGGTCAGGGATGCCGTGGTGGACAGCCCGGCCGACCCGGCGGGGGCGATCGTCGCGGTGATCGTCGGCGACGCGGTCGTCGACAGGCCGGTCGCTCCGGCCGACGCGACCGTGGCGGTGGCCGTGAGGGTTGCGGTGGTGTTCCGGTCGACCGTGCCCGCCGCGCTGATGGACGCGGTCGCGGTGAGGCTCGCGTCACCGGTGAAGTCATTGACGACGGCGAGCGGGGTGATGATCTGCGACTGCGGGTAGAGCGGCCGGTGCGGTTGCGGCAGCGGGTAACGGATCAGGTTGGCCATACCCGCCTCCGATCCGCGTCATCCCTGGTGGCAGCCCCTGGTGGGGTCACGCATACTCGGGAAGCCACCCTGGTATGGGAACTACTCCTCCCAAACGAGTGTGGCCTCTACCACCTGCCCGGTGCCGGTGGACACGACCACCGCCAGGCCATTGTTCGCGGTCGCCGGGATCACGATCCCCCCGTCGCCGAAGGTCAGCATGACGCCGGACCCGATGGCGGCGCCGAGCACCACCCGCTCCAGGTCGCCGGAGGTGATCGTCGGCGCCACCGTGTGCGTCTGGAATGCGGTGGCTATCGCGGCGGTGTCCTCCGCGATCTCCTGCATCTCCGTCAACCCGGCACCCTGAGTGCCGGTGGTGGTCACCCGCACCAGTTTCAACGAGACGGCGGTCGTCGTCGTGTTGAACAGGTGCAGCTCCCGCAGCCGCGGACGCACCGTGGTGCCGCCGTAGAGGCTGATGATCGGCAGGGTCGTGGAACCCGCCGACGTCAGCGCCGAAACCCGGTACTTGGCCATATCTCCTCCGTCACCGCATCTGTGGCATGACAAGTTCCGGCAGGGCTGCCGCACCTGCCGCAGCGCCCTTGATTTCGACGGCGATGATCGCGGACTTCTGCCCGGTCGGCGCCGAGTACCCAGCGGACACCGACCCGGCCGCCCCGGCGTCGTCATACCGTTGGGTGTAGACGGTGTATTCGACGGAGTTCCGGTAGTACGTCTCTTCCGTTCCGGTCGACGCGTTGATGGTCCTCCGCGTCCGGGTCGTCCCGTCGACAGCGTTCCAGTCCGCGCTGAACGCCAGCACCGCGCTGTTCGCGGCCTGGGTGGTGAACGTGGCCAGACCGTTGGTGGTACCAACGGCCGGTGCTCCCACCGCGCCGAAGCCGTCCGAACCCCGGTACACCCACGCCAAGACTCCCCAGATGGTGGAAGTGTTGACCAGCGGTCGGACTGCGCTGATGTTGAAGGTCTGCGCGCTGGTCGCCGTCATCGACCAGGCGATGTTGCGGGAGTTGTTCGTGTCCACCCCGAGGGTGGCGAGCTGGGTGTAGGTTTCCCCACCCCCGGTGGGGGCGGTGTTCGTAGCGCCGCCGGTGCCGTTCGCGGCGAGCGAAGCGACCAGGACACGGTCCCCGGTTTGCACCGTCACCGACACCGTCTTCGGTGTAGTGGTGGTGTCGAAAACACTGGCCACGTAAGACACTCGGGTAGGGGGCGTCGCCATCGTCTCCTACCCTCCCTCGACAACTCCCATAGGGAGCCGGGTCACGGCTCGGTGGTCAAGGCGAGGGACTTGCAGTCGCTGGCGTTCACATAGCCACCCGCCGCGGCCTGCTGCTTGGTCAGGGTGCCGTTCGACCCCGGCGGGATCGTCAAGGTCAACGGCTGCCCGTTCTTCTTGACGGTGTGCATGTAGTAGGTGCTCTGCCCGGCGTTGACATAGCTGACGGCCCAACCGTTGCCGGAGCCGGTGCCGTTGACCAGCGGGCCGTCGCACCCGTCTGGGTCGGTCCGTTGACTGACGGTGTCCCACCCGTAACGGATGGTGACGAACACGTCGCCGTTGCCGACAGCCAACTGCAGCACGTTGTACGGGTCGCCGCGGGTCGCGGGATCGCAGGTTCCGGTAGGCATCGGGGCCTCCTGACGAGACGAAGAGCTACCGGACGCCGGTGAGCTTCCCGGCGTTGAAGAAGAAGTTGTTGTTGCCGACCTGCTGCGCCTGACCGAGCGCGATCTGCCGCAACTTGTCCAGGTCGAAGATCCCAGCTCGCAGCACGGTGACCTCACCGGCGGAGTAGCCGCGGGCCGTCAGGTCGGCGTCGGACTGACCGTCCAGCCACAGCTTGAACTCGCCGATCTTGCGCAGCGACTCCCGCACGTCGAACACCAGCTGCCCGGCCTGCGAGTCGACCGCCAGCTTGTCCGACGCCCACCCGACCGCCATCAGATCACGCCGCGATCGGTGTGAGGGCGAAGGTCAAAGACGTGAGGGTGAATGTGTTGCCGCTGGCCCATGCCTGCGTGGCACTCAGCGCCGCGGAGTAGTCGAAGTTTCCAGCGGATGAGGCATCCCACACACTGATATGCGAGAGGGTCTCGCTGGTACCACCATTCGTCCAGACCGGAGCGGTACCGGTGAGCGACATGGAGCCCGCGGATGGCGCAGCGTAGTTGACGGCCTTCCGGGTCGCGTCTCCCGCGGCTGCGTTGTTGGCGCCTGCAGCACCAGGGTCGCCGACGTGCAGCTTGGCGAACTGGCTTGTCAGTGCAGTGAAGGAGGTGGCGCCAGTGCCCTTGATGGCCGTGAGCCAGCCGTTCGCGAGGTTAGTGGCCGAGAGTCCGACGGTCATTGATTGTCCTGCCCTTCTAGGAGCCGTTGTGCTTCTTCGCCCGAGACGACGTAGCTGGATTCGGCCACGGGTGAGTTGAGGAGGTTGCCGTCGGCATCCCGAACCTCGCCCTCCGCGTGGATCGTCAGTACCCACTGGGTGGGATCCTGGGGAGTGCTCATCGGACACCTCGGCGGGTGGCGCGGACGCTGACGAATACGCCGCTCGGTCCGGTGAAGCCGAGTACATGAACTCGGAAGTACCGCGCGGTCAGGTCTACGCGGCCCACGGTGCTGCGGTAGTGCGCCCCGCCGGGTGCCAGGTTGTCAACAACTGGTGGTAGCAGAGTCCAGGCCACCGGTGCAGGTTCGGTCGTCGACGCGCGGTACATCCCTTCCTCGACGGCAGCGCGGTCAGGGGCGTTAGGCGCATAGACGGCCACGGAGATCGACTGGATGTCTCCCACAGGAATCCAATCGCTGACCCAGTTGTAGGCACTCACATCGTCTGGGCCGGTGGTGGTTCCTTCGGCTTCGAGGATCAGTTCGTCGTGCGCAGCGGGCGGGTAGGCCATCTTAGTTGCCTGCCCCTCGCCAGTTGTCCGGGATCAGGTCAGGCCGCTTGAGCTTGTAGGCCATCGAGATGATGTGCTTCTTCGCCGCGGGCTTGTCCCCGGCCCGGCCGAACGCCTGGATGGCGTTCTTGAGGTCCGCGACGTTGCCGATCGGGAAGCTGTCGGTGCCCGCGATGGTGGTCTTCCCCGGCGGACCGGCCGCGGTGACCCGCTTGCGCAGCGCGGCGCGCTTGTCCGCGGCGACCTGACCGCGGGCCTTTGCGATCCGGGCGGCCCGCGCCGCCTCCGCCGGGCTCAGCTCGTCACCCTCGCCCTCGGACGCTTCGTCCGCACCCTTGTCGGCGGCGTCCTCCTTGGCGTCCGCAGCCTCCTCGACGGCTTCGTCGGCGCCCTTGTCCTTCTTGTCCTCCGGGTCGTTGATCTTCTTCCCGGCGGCGACCAGGCTGGCGACCAGACCCTCCAGCTCGCCGAGGCGTTGCACTACGGCCGCATCAGCGCGCTCAGCCAGGCGCAGGTCCGCCATGTGTCGGGCGCCCGCTGCCACCAGCGCCTCGACGGACCCCGCGAGGTATGCGGCAGCCGCGATGGGGAACCCCTGGACGTTGACGTGGCAGGCGGCGACCAGCTCCAGCTCGCCGTTGATGCGCCGCCAGTCCCCGGACGGCGGAGACGCGCGCATGACACGGACCTGTTCGGGGGTGACGCCGGGACGGAGAGCACCCGCAACCCAGATGCCATGGGAGTCCTCTCCGGCGGCCACGTCGGCGACCGCCGAGTTCGTGTCGTCGTAATGCTTGACCACGGAGGCCACATTCATCGCCGGGTCGGTGGTGGAAGCGTGCCCACCGGACAGGGTCAGCTGCCCGACGCGGACACTCTTGCCGCTGGCTGTGACGTGCTGGCCGGTGCGGAAGTAGGCGTAGGTGCCGGTGCGGTTGTGGGGGACGGGCACCGACCCCGCCATGCCGATGTGCGACACCCCCCATGGGGCCAGGTGTCCGTACACCCGGCCCTCGTCGGTCACCGTGACCGTGGTGACCTTGTCCAGCTTCGGATCCTCGAACCAGGCGTCCGGCGCCGCCAGCGGCACGCCACCGGCGGCCAGTGCCTGCAGGAGCGGGTCGGTCAGGTCGTCGACCTCGGTGTAGACACCGTCGGCCAGCTGATCGGGCATTGTGTTCTTCCCTTCGGTGTCGCCGGTGACCCGGCCGGATCGCAGAGCCGCTAGGAGAGCCGCTTCGGGGGCGATGGGAGCACCGGCGGCATGAACGCCGAAATGCCCGTGGTGGTGGCCGTTGCCGCCCACGTTGAACCGAGAACCGGTCCAGACGGCGGTGTTGCGCTTGTGCAGGTTCTGGCAGTAGCCCTTGGCCCGCACGCCCATGTACTTGGCCAGGTGCCGGTAGCACCGCTTCCAGTCGCCGGGGGTCAGCCAGCGGATCTTGAGGGCCCCCTTGCCGGTGGACCAGTACCGCCGGAGTCGTTCCGCCCGCGGGTCGGGACTGACGGTCAGTGGGGCGTCAGCGACGACGGCCTCGGTTGACGTCATCTGCCGCTGGACGTCGTCGAGCTGGGCCTGGTCGAGCGGGACGAGCAGCAGATCGGGCTGGTCACGCAGGGCACCGTCGGTGACGTACCACTTCTCGTCCCAGCGTTCGATACCGCCCCCGGCGGTGATCTTCCAGACGTCGAGGACGGCACCCTGGTCGACGTCGTGCACCAGTGCGTAGACCTGCGCCGAATCGTGTTGGGGGGTGTCGCTCTGGGCGGCACTTATAAGAGCGCCGAGAGGTTGGGTGCTGGTGCAGTCGGCGGGCGGCAGGAACGCTCGGGGGGCGCCGTACAACCGGAGCAGACCGACCGCGTCAGAGGTGACGGCGTCGGCGAGGTCGGCGGCCGTGGCGGTGTCGAGCACCTCCAGCGGGCCGGGTTCGGTCCAGGGTTGCCAGCTGCCGTCGGCGGCCAGTGCTTCCTGGTCGCCGTCGCCGACCCGGCGGACCAGGTGCAGCAGCAGGTCGGGGTTGTCCGGTGAGGTGGCGCCGTAGAACCCGGTGTCCAGGCATTCGGTGCAGCCCAGGATGCCGGAGTCCTCCGCTTCGATGGCGGCGACGACGCTGGTCAGCGTGGAGTGGGCCCAGGCTCCGGCTTGTTCGTCGTGCTCCAGGCGGAACAGGTCCCAGGCGGTCACTTCGGCGCCGACGTGCTCGCGCAGCGCGCGGGGCGGCCGGTAGGTCCGTTCGTGGCCGGACATCACCTGGGGGAACGTCATGCGCCGCTCCACTCGGCGGGCAGCATGCTTTCCAGGCCGAGGGCGTGGGCTCGCTTCTTGGCGTACCAGCGGGCGTCGGGGTGTTGCTGGGCGTGGGCGACGCACACCGGTAGGTCGGCGGCGGTGAGCACCGGCGGGATGGTGAGGCCCGCGGACAGTAGCGCCTCCTCCTCGTCGGGTTCGACGGCGCCCAGGGGCTGCAGGGCGAACGACTCGTGCTGCCCGGCGAGCCACAGGCCGACGCCGTCGAAGGTGATGGTTTCCGGCAGGGGTCCGCCGGGCAGGCCCTTGCCATATCGAGCCGTGAGATGGGGTACCCACCAAGGGTATTGCTGGGCCTGCAGGTAGGCGTCCTGGACGTCGGGTGACTCGAACAGGGCGGTGCGCAGCTCGACGAGCTCGGCGGACTCGATGAGCAGCACCCCGGCTTCGTCCGGGCCCAGCACGGCCCGGCCGCAGACCTGCGCCTCGAACGCGGCGATGTGTCCGGCCACGTCGAAGGCGTGCAGGCGGATCGCGTCGACCAGCTGCGGGGCCAGGAACGCTGCGTCGCCGAACCAGAGCAGCGTGACGTGCGCCTGCTCCTCCTCGGACAGCGCGTTCACCGGGTCGTCGGCGGACGGGGTCGCCACCAGGAGGGCGCCGGTCGGCGTGGTGTCGTCGGCGGTTTCGGCGGCGCTTGCGTCGGTGCTCATCAGGTCACCCCCACCTGTTTGATCGCGGTGCGCTGCGGGTCGGCCGGTGGCTGGACCGGCGTCGGGTGCTGCTGCGGGAACTGCACGACGTTCGGGTCGCCGTTGGTGACCGGCTGCGGCGGCGGGTCGGCGAGGTGACCGAAGGTGTCGGGGAAGGTGCGGCGGAGCAGCTCGACGACGGCTTGGTCGGGTAGTCCGGTGAGCTTGTCGAGCAGCTTGTAGAGGCGTTCGTCCTCGCTGGGCGCGTCGGACTCCGCGTAGCCGTGGACCCGTCGCCACGCCGCGCCGGACAGCACGTTCAGGCCGATGCCCTGGGTGGCCTCGTCGGAGGCGTTCGGTCGGGTGACGATCTCGCTCGGGTCGTACCAGATGACGACGCGGGAGATCTCCTGCTCGGTGAAGCCTAGGGCGCGCAGCTGCGGGTACAGGTAGATCGAGGTGAAGGCGTCGGCGGCGACGAGCGCCAGCGGTTCGATCGACGCCTTGTACATGCCCTCGTCGATGACGACGGCGTTGCTGTACTTGACGTGCTGCATGCCGGTGATGACTTCCTTCGGCATGTCCAGCCCGCCGAGGATCCGTTCCAGCACCTTCTCGATGCGGTCGGTGAGCCACTGGTCGGAGTGCCGCTCGAAGGTGACGTGGCGGATCTTGGCGCCCTCGTCGCCGGGCCCGGTGACCAGCATCGGGACGACGGTGGCGGCGGACGTCTCGTCGTTGATCGGCTTGGTCATGGTTTCGACCAGGTCGGACAGGAACTTGCCGGACGGGTCGTCGGTCGTCGACGCGCGCAGTGCGTCGAACGGGTCGCCCTGCTCGTCGACGGGCGGCTCGGCGGTGTGCTTGGGATTGACCGCGGACGCGACACCGTCGGGCACGAACAGCAGACCGGCGTTGAGGCGGCTGCGGGTGGCGCCGCGGACGAGGCGCTGCAGCATCAGCAGTTCCTCGATGGCGTCCGCGATGCCCAGCAGGGAGGAGTCGGGTTCCATGGAGTGCTGTGGGTGTCGGCGCCAGATCCGGGCGATGAACGTGCCGGGTGGGAGGAGGGTCTGCTGCCCGCCGTCGCGTCGGCCCTGCAGTACGGCGGTGCCGTCGCCGCGGACCGTCATCTCCGCGGTGGAGCGGATCGCCCACCGGCTTGGGGTGACGTCGGTGGCGGGTAGTTGGACGAACAGACACTCACCGGGGACGCAGATGTTGAGCACCAGGGACCTGATCATCCCGGCAGCGTCGCTCTTGAAAAGGTCGTCGACGAGCTCCTTGACGGCGGACGCCAGGCGGTTGTTCACGCCTGGTTTGCGGCCTCCGGATTCGACGTCCGTCGGCGGCTCGTTCGACGCGCCGCGCACGGCGCCGTAGAACCGGACCCGAGACAGCAAGCCGCCCAACATGTTGCAGCCGTAGTGGATTTCGCCGACGCGCTCGTAGGCGATCCACGCCTCCCGCTGCCACTGCAGGATGGTGCGGTGCTGCAGGGCGGCGTTCTGGACGGTGATGCGTTCGGCGGAGGCGGTGATGGACCGCGGGGCGCCGTAGGGTGCGGAGACAGCGCGGTGACCGGGGGGTACGGGAAGTACCGGGTGGTCATCGTCGGCAGCCGGGCGCAGCCAGAAACCCATGGGGTGAGGGTAGCCGCTATCACCCCTGGTGAGGAGCGTTACCCAGAGGTGCGCGTGTACCGAGTGCGAGTATCCCGCACTGACGGTAAACCATAGCGACTATCCTTGGCGGCGTCAACACGGGCCTGAGCGAGGGTATCAACCTGCGCCCAGACGGTCCCCGGGAAGATGTCCTCCCGTCGCCACGCCTGCAATCGCCGGGCACCACACTTGCACCCACCAGTCAACTGCACCTGGTACGGACCCACCTGGCCGCCGCGGAAAGTCGCCTCGATCGGCCCGTCCAGCGGCAGGTCCACCCGACTGATCCCGCCGCCCGTCTGCCAGCCGACCACCAGGCCCCGCGCCGTGATCAGCACCCGGAACATCAACCCCATCTGCGGAAAGCCAGCCTGCGTGTGCGGCAACTCCGCCGGGTACGGATCGACCGTCGCGGGCATCAGGTCGGCGATCAGCTCAACGGTCTCTCCGGGCTCGTACAGCATCAGCGTTCCAATCGCTCCAGTACCGCGTCGAGGGCCAGCGCGGACGCGCTCGCGGCGAGGACTCGAATCGCCAGCCGACCCAACGAACACCGAGCCGCCAGCAGGATGCCCGCACCCATCCACACGGACATACAGGCGCTGCAGGACGTCAAGGTGGCCACCCGGTCCCGGAAGGAGAACTCCGGTGCGTCACCCGCCCACCGGTCGATCCACTCCCGCACCGGCCGGGTCAGCTCATCCTCCACCGCCAACTGGGTCAGCCGCTTCGTCGCCAGGGCCACCAGGACCGGGTTCACGAGACGGATCGCAGCGATGACGCGACCGCGCGGCGGGCCTTGCCGACACCGATCTCGGCCAACTCCTCCCGGGAAGCATGGATGGTGCTCATCCGCCGCCCACCGGCGATCCGCAGGTCCCGGCACGGCTCGCTCGGTCGAGCCATGCACGTCGGGCAGGTATGCCCCAGCGCCAGCGACACGCGGTCGACATGCCCGCAATGCGAACAGGAGTGGCTGATCGTGCGGCTCATTCCGTGTCCCTCCCGATCACTGCCAGAGCGATCGCCGCGGCCGTCAGGACCAGACAGGGCCCCCACATGTCCGGTCGCAGCAGGACCCACAGTATCGCGGTGACCAACAACAGAGCGACACCCCAATGACTCCACTTGACGCGCCCCAACGCCTCAAGGGCGCGAGTCCTGCGGTTGCGTCCGGCTGGCATGGGTCCACCTCCAAAGGTTCGCGCCGTACACCGACCCGTAGGCCACCGCGGACACCAGGAACCCCCACTGGCCGGAGACGACGGCGTACGCCACCCAGAGCAGCTGCGCGCCCAGTCCCACCGCCCAGCCGCGCCAGTCCTTACGCCCCGCCAGCCACAGTCCCAGCACTCCGACCGCAGTCAGCAGCCACGACCACCACCACGCCGTCACCGGCCGAACCTCAACCAGCACCGGCAGTTCGCCCGCAGGCCGATCGGTGCGGACGGGTCCCCCGGGAACTGCAGCTTGGCGTCGCCGGACAGGAACGGCGAACCCAGCGGCTCGGTCTGGCCCTGTAGAGCCCGATGCGCGTCCCGCACCCGGTTGTCCCGCCGCGTCTCCCACGTCTTCGTCGACCAGCCCGCCAACTCCGCGGCGGCCATCCGCGCCGCGTTCGCCACCGCGGTCGCCACCATCCCCGCCAGCAGGGTCGGCGGGTCGGACGCCGTGGGAACCGTCGCCTCCCCCGCACGGCCGCCGACGTCCGTCGTCGACGGGTCACCCGCAGTGCGTCGGTCCGTCCACAGCAGGGCCTCCGCCAACACCTGCATCCCCGTCTCCGCGGCAACCCGCGCAGCCGCGTCCGCGTGAGTCCAGAACTCGTCGCCAGCCCGCCCCGCCTGCGCCCGCTGGTCACCCAGCGCCCGCTGCGCCACCGCCAGCAACGCGCCACCGATGTGCGCGGGAAGGTTCAACGC